ATTGAACGGGCTATCTCTGACTCCGTGCTAGAAAAACTAAAGGCAGAGAAGCTAGACCTAGCTATTATCCCCGGTGCAGTAACTGTACGCAGTATTATGCCTAATAAGGAAATCCTTGCCTCTGCCACCAGGTACGTTAGTGCTCAGAATGAACTACGGGTAAAGCAGACCGAAGTAGATATTGCTAAGAAAGAGTCTGAGCGTATGGCGGCATTGTCTAGTAACTCTACTGCCTCTATCGCGTACATGAACGCACAGGCTACTCTTAATATCTCCGAAGGTATTAAGGCCGGTAAGGTACAGACCATCGTTGTCCCTAGCAATATGACCGGACTGATGATTAGTAAGTAAAATTTGCACTTGACCCTAAGGCGTAGAAAGCGTATAATATACAAATGATGAATAAACTAGAACAGTATCTAAATCACGCTAGCCGCATGTACTACGGCGGTACTCCTATTATCTCTGATGAGGTATTCGATCAATTAGCAGACTCGGCAGGGTATACTTCGGTAGGTGCAAAGGAACGTGGTAACGTTGAAAAGCATTTGTATAGAATGTATAGCCTTCAAAAGCATTATGAAGATCAGGGGGTATCTCCTCTAGATGCTCGTGCATGTAGTGTATCTGTTAAGCTAGATGGGGCGGCTATCAGTATTCTATATGTTGATGGGTGTCTAGTTCGGGTGTTAACCCGAGGTGACGGGATTGAGGGTCAAGTCATTACCGACAAGTTTACCAACAGTAACGTGATCCCACTTAGTATTCCACATACGGGGATCGTGCAGATCATAGGGGAGATTGTAGCTCCAAAGCATATTCCAAATTCTCGGAATTACGCTGCGGGTGCTCTCAACCTGAAAGATGCTGAGGAGTTCAAGACTAAGGCCATTAGCTTTTTCGCCTATGGTATTTTTCCTAGTGTGAAAGATACCTATGACGAGGATATGCGATACGTAATGCGCTTAGGGTTCAACACAGTTAAGGAATCCGAACTAGATAAGATTTATCCTAGTGATGGTATTGTATTTCGGTTGAATAACAACGCTGAGTTTGCTAGTGCTGGATACACTTCCAAACACCCTAAAGGTGCTTACGCATTAAAGGAGCGGCAAGAAGCTGTAGAAACTACTATCCTAGCAGTCGAGTGGAATACCTCTAGATTAGGTAAAGTAGTACCTACTGCTATTCTAAAACCAGTGATGGTAGGGGATAAGGAAATCTCTAGAGCTACTCTCAATAACCCGGGTTTTATTGAGGCACTAGACCTACGTATAGGTGATACTGTTGCCATTAGACTAGCAGGGATGATTATACCCGAAGTTTGTCATAAGGTAAGTGGGTAAAAATTTCCTACTTGCCAAACTTATGCTTCTATGCTATAATAGAAGCATAAGGAGAGTTTTATGGCAATAATTTATTTATGTAAAAATACTATTACAAATAGAGTATACGTTGGAATTACTATACGGGAATTGTCGATAAGAAAATGGGAACATACTAAAGAACTTAATATCGGTTCTAAAGGTGGTATATGGCAGGAAGATTTCAACAGTTACGGTAAAGAATCTTTTGAATATTCTATAATAGAAGAGAAAGTACCTTTAGAAACTCTATACCTTACAGAGAATTTCTATATAGACAAATACAATAGTATAGAACCTAACGGATATAATAAACGTAAAAATGGTAGTACTAAAGGAACACATCTACGAGACTATCTAGAAACATCAAGATTCTCGTTAGAACAGTTCGGTAAGATGTTAGCGGATATACTATCTATAGCCCCGATGTATAGTATTGAAGACTTAGCCTTAAAATACTCATGTACTAATGACTGTATGCAGGATATAATTCGTTGCAAGAGCTATACCTGGCTTACATATTATTTTCCAGAAGAATACAGGCTGATACAAGAAATACATAGTTCAGGTATTAAAAGACTAACGTATCTTAATAGATTTAAGATATTGAATGCTTTACTAATTTACCTAGATAAAGATAGAACTCCTGATGAAGTACTAGCACGTAAATGTGGTCTAACTACAGAGCAGCTGCGAGACTTAATAAGAGGGAAATCTTATAAGTGGGCGGAACGTGAATTCCCCTTAGAGTATAAATTAGTTAGAGATAGGTATGTGGCAGCTAACGCTCCCGTAGTAAAAAGAATTCTAGATAATACTAATAATGAGATATTTGAGTTTACATCTAATAGCTATATATCTAGTGTACTAGATATAGACTATAGAAGAATTAGTGACCTAGTAACAGGTAAAAAATCATCTATATGTAACGGAAGGTACACCTTAATCTAGATGCATGAACCACTAAAAATTTAAACTTGCGTGATACTGCCAAATACGGTATAATATATGTAAATCAAGAGAGAAACCAATGCGAATTGAAATACCAAAAAATTGCCCCTCTTGTGACTACCCCCTTGAGATGGTTAACGATCAGCTGTACTGTAAGAATACTGCGTGTACCGCTAGATTGGATAAACAGATCGAGCACTTTACCAAGACTTTAGGTATTAAAGGTTTCGGAGCTAAGACGGTAGAAAAACTTAATCTGGCAGATATTACTGAGTTATATTACTTAGACCGAGAGGAAGCTATTGAAAAACTGGGTTCCACTAAAGTAGTAGATAAGTTGTTAGAAGAAATTGAAGCATCTAAGTCTTCAAGCCTTGATAAGGTATTAGCTTCATTTTCTATACCTTTGATTGGTAATACAGCAGCAGTTAAGATATGTGCAGTAGTGGATAGTATTGATGATATTACTCCTGAAACATGCAAACAAGCCGGATTAGGTGAAAAAGCAACATATAACCTAACTACATGGTTAGATACAGTATTTATTGACTTGAGGGAGTTTCTGCCTTTCTCTTTCAAAGCTCAAAAGAATTCAGTAGTACAGGGTGGTAAAACAATCTGTATTACTGGTAAACTAAAATCTTATAAGACTAAAGCCGAAGCATACGCCGCAATAGGTAGTGCAGGGTTTAAAGTGGTCGAGTCTGTTACTAAAACGACAGACTACTTAGTCGATGAAGATGATAAGCAAAGTGCAAAGCGTACTAAGGCCGATACTCTCGGCATTACAATTATTTCCAATTTAATTTCCTTTATAAAAGAAAACACAAATGACTGAAAAATCAAAGAAGTGGTCCGAAGAAGCCGTTGCAACCCTGTTGTCTACCGTCGGCGAAGACTCACCTGTTAGCGTATCCTCTGTTGAAAAAGCTGCTGAAGTATTGGGTTTCACTACCCGTTCTATTGCTTCTAAGCTTCGTAAGCTGGATCGTGAAGTTACATCTATGGCTAAAGAAAAGACCTCAGCCTTTACAGCAGAAGAAAGTGCCAATCTTGAGCAGTTCGTTCTTGATAATACGGGTACCCTGACCTACAAAGAAATCGCAGAACAGTTTGCCGAAGGCAAGTTCAGCGCGAAGCAAGTCCAAGGTAAGCTATTAGCTCTTGAACTTACTGGTGAAGTTAAGGCCGCTGAGAAGATCGAGATTGCCCGTATTTACTCTGAAGCCGAAGAAGCTAGTTTCGTTAGCATGGCTAACAGTGGTGCTTTTATCGAAGATATCGCTACTGCTCTTGGTAAGACTGTTGCATCTGTTCGCGGTAAGGCTCTGTCTCTTACACGTAACGGCCAGATCACTAAGATCCCAGCACAAAAAGAATCACACGCTAAGTGTGATGTTGACCCAGTAGCCGCACTTGGTGCAGCAATTGCAACAATGACCGTAGCTGAAATCGCAACGGCCGTTAGCAAGACCGAGCGTGGTATGCGTACCCTGCTTACTCGTCGTGGTATCAAAGTTGCAGACTATGATGGCGCTGCGAAGAAGGCCAAAGCAGAAGCCAAAGCTACTGCTTAATTAAGAAACACGGGTACCGAAAGGCCGGGAGTATATCTGACTCCCGGCCTTTTTTCTGTTTATAGGATACAAATAATGAAAGTGCAGCTAACATACCATGACAACGAGTCACTGACAGTAGAAGAGGTAGTAGCAACAGCAGTCCATAACTATGGCAAGTCTGTTAATGTGGAAGTAATGCCAGAGTCTACGATTGCGTATGATCTTATTTACTTCGGACTACAAAGACTAATGACTCATCAGCAGCTTAGTATGCTGTACGACCGCGGTTCGGACTACCAATCAGAAGTTCGCAAGCTACGTCAAGAGACTATATACAACGTAACAGAACTAATTGACCAAGTAATTATTGATAACGAAGCTAGAGTAGGTTAACTATGGAAGTATCTGCTGTCGTCCTTAATAAGCTACTTAGCGAGCAGGACCTGGAAGTATGGTCTAAGCTAAAGTTAGTGTTTCTAGACCCAGCGTACAGTTCCCTATATACTGTTATCAGTAAGCATTACGAGAAGTACGGCGCTATCCCATCCTTTGATGATCTTGAAGTATCTTTAAGAGATGGCCCCGCTTCCAAAACCTTAGCTACACTAAGATTAACAGAAGTTCCGGAAGTATCTGCCGAAGTAGCTTTAGATGCTCTAATAGACAACTATACGCAGTCAGAAACAATCAAACTACTGGATAAGTTCGTAGATAAACTCCCAATCTACGACACTAATGAAATTAAAGATAATTTAGCTAGTATAGCTATGACCATCGAGGAAAAGACACATACTAGCGAAAAAGTATTTACTATGGCAGACATGATGATGTTTCGCCACCCAGATGATGTAGAGAAAGAACGCGTATATCTGGGGCTTAATAATACTTTTGATAGTGTGTTAGGCGGTGTTGCTAGACAAGAACTTATTCTAATTGGCGGTAAGAGAGGTTCTGGCAAATCTATTGCTTCTAGTAATCTATTCATCAATCAATATGAGGCGGGTAACTCTAGCATCTATTTCAGTATTGAAATGACCGCCCAAGAAACAATGGAACGTAACCTAGCTATCCTAGCTAATGTTAATCTTCAGAACCTAAAGCAGGGAAAGCTGACGGACGAGGAAGTGCTCAGAGTAGTAAAAGCCAGAGCGGGTATGTTCCAAGATGCTGGCGCATCTATTGACGAGTTCTTAAGGCACCGAGATCGCTACAAGTTCGAGGAAGTCCTAGTGCGTAATTTTACCCTAAAATCAGATAATCAGATGATTATTGTAGATGACAGGGATTTAACCATTGCTAGTATTGACTTACACATCGGTAAGATGAAGTCTAAGTTTGGGGATAAGCTAAAGGTAGTTATTGTCGACTACTTGAATCAGATCGTTCTGGAAGGTAGTTCTACCTACGATTGGCAGCCTCAGATTGAAGTCTCTAAAAAGCTAAAGAATCTAGCCCGTAAGTATGAAGTCGTAATGGTATCTCCGTATCAGATTGATGCAACCGGAGAGGCACGATTCGCTAAGGGTATTCTTGATGCTGCCGATATTGCTCTAGTAATGGAAGCGCACGACAAAGAAAAACAAGCAATTACATTTGAAACTACTAAGATTCGGGGTGGCAAGGAAATGAAGTTTACTTGCCCTATTGATTGGGACAGCTTACGAATTAGTCCTCAATCTATAGAAGCTCCTGAGAAGAAAGAAACTGTCAAGAAGGCCGGAAAGGCCAAAGCTGACGAGCCCGCTACAGACCTACCATGGGATGCATAAAATGCTAGTAAAAGGACATAAAGTAATTAAAGAACCAATCCAGATTAAAGTAGACAATACAGAACTGTGGAACCTTATACGCAATACCTGCTTCGATCAGTATGATAGTGTCGAGGGTACTACGTATTGGGAGTAC